GGTCAGCAAGCATAAGGTCAGCAAGTATAAGGTCAGCACCCTTAAGTTTAGCAACCTCAAGGTTAGCACCCTTAAGGTTAGCCTCCCTAAGGTCAACGCCCTCAAGGTTAGCACCCCTAAGGTCAGCAAGCATAAGGTCAGCACCCTTAAGTTTAGCACCCTCAAGGTTAGCACCCTTAAGGTTAGCAAGCATAAGGTCAGCACCCCTAAGGTCAGCAAACGCAAGGTCAGCGCCTGGTTTGATTTCGTTTCCGTTGACTTTCATTGGATTTGTTTTGTATGAGATCAGTATACAATAAAAAACCACCCCTTGTAAAGGAGTGGTGGACGGTTTGGGAAGTGGTCAGTCGAGGATCTCGCCCCCTACAACACGAGTCAATGTGATATCATTCTTGCCGAGTCTGATTTCAAACTCATCACCAACTTGGAGATCAAGCATTGCTGTATAAGCCGTGCCGATCACCAGATTTCCGTTTCCTTGAACTGTTGCAACGTAAGAAAGTTTGCGGCGGCCTCCTGCAAGGGAATCTCCAAGGGAATTTCCCTTGGCATTGAGGATAGCTTCATAAAATGCAGTGAAATTTACACGATCACTTCCGTCTTTCATTTTGGAGACATATCCACAAGCGATAGCAATATCAGTTTTACTTAAATGATCAAGTTCTTTGACTTTAGCAATCAGTTCTGATCCAATAAGTGGTTCTGATTGTGTGGATGGTTTCTTGTTGAAAAAATTCTTTTTGAAAAAATTAAACATTTGTTTATTTTACCTGTGTGTATCATACAATAAAAAACCACCCCTTGTAAAGGAGTGGTGGACGGTTTGGGAAGTGGTTTAGAGTGCTTCCAGATTTTCTACCAGTGTTTTGAGTTCTGTAAGTGTGGCATCTGCCTTTAACCAGTTTGCCCTTGAAGATATAACCTGTATATTACTTCTAACATATCCAATAGAAGGATCTGGATTAATCCTATCTAAACTTGGATTGTTTGGAGATCTTTTATCACCAGTTTCTAATGAGATAGGAATCCCAAGTAGAGGACAAACATCTGGAATAGTTATATCCTCCATCTCAATATCAAAAGGAATACCTTTCTTCTTGGATCTGTGTTTGGCGTTGTGATACATTTTGTATTGTGGTATATCAATACGAAGGTCACCACCAATCATACGACTTTGGCGACCAGGCGTTTTACTAGGAATTCCACTAGGCATTTTATACTTTTATGGGGGTCAAAAGTATTTATATATTATAATATTTTAACCCCTAAAAAGTTACAGGGCATTTCCACGAGGGAGAACTTCTTCTGGAAAAACGAACTGCTCATGTGGTTGATCAGCAGGTGCCAACCAAGCACGTAGTCCTTCATTTAAAAGTTGGTTCTTCGTGTAGAACGTCTCAAATTCAACGTCTTCTGCTGCTCTGATCTCTTGACTTACAAAATCATAAGCACGAAGATTAAGAGCAAGCCCAATGATGCCAATAGAAGAGACCCAAAGACCCATGACAGGAACGAAAAGCATCAGAAAATGTAGGAATCTTTTATTACTAAAAGCAACACCGAAGATCTGTGACCAGAAACGGTTCGCAGTAACCATCGAGTAAGTCTCCTCCTCTTGTGTCGAATCAAAAGCCTTGAAAGTATTTGATTGTTCTCCATCTTCGTAGAGTGTGTTTTCAACAGTCACACCATGAATGGCTGAAAGTAAAGCACCACCAAGGATACCAGCAACTCCCATCATATGGAATGGATTAAGTGTCCAGTTGTGGAAACCCTGTAGGAACAATAGAAATCTAAAGATTGCTGCTACCCCAAAGGAGGGTGCGAAAAACCAAGATGACTGACCAAGTGGGTAGATAAGAAACACGCTGACGAATACAGCAATAGGACCAGAAAACGCAATCGCATTGTAAGGACGGATACCAATTAGACGTGCAAGTTCAAACTGCCTAAGCATGAAACCAATGAGGGCAAAGGCACCGTGTAGTGCCACAAAATTCCAGAGTCCCCCAAGTTGGATCCAGCGGACGAAATCTCCCTGAGCCTCAGGACCCCAGAGAAGAAGAAGAGAATGACCCATAGCGTCAGCTGGAGTACTAACTGCCGCTGTAAGAAAATTTGCACCCTCAAGATAGGAACTAGCGAGGCCATGGGTATACCAGCTCGTAGCGAAAGTCGTGCCAGTAAGCCAACCCCCAATAGCAAGGTAAGCAGTGGGAAGAAGAAGTAATCCAGACCAGCCAACAAATACGAAACGGTCTCGTTTAAGCCAGTCATCAAGGACATCGAACCAACCTCCATTTATTTTGGGTGGTGAAAGTGTTGAAGTAGTCATAACTCCGTATTGAACTGAACATATTTAGTTTACACTATGTTACATTAGTTTACAAGAGTATATTTACTTAATGTCCAGAACTTCAACATGACTTAAGAATCTACTTGGATTTTTGAACCAAGTCACCTGAACATCTTCATAATTGTCGAAGTCTACATGGTCTCCATTGACCAAATGAAGTCTGTAGTTATGCCTATCATATGATTTAGAACAACTCTGTTCAAAGTATCGAGAGTCATTCTTTTCAATTAGTTTCATGAGTCAAGTACAGACAGTATAAACAATAGTATACCACAGGACACATATAACACAAGGAGTACAATCTGTTCAGTACCCATGACCCTGGTCCCACCATCTCTGGGCGTGTTTACCAGGTGCTAGAGTGTCTCTTCCATTCATATGATAGATCTTATCTCTCAACACTTTGATAGTCTCATATTGTCTGTGAATTATTTCTGCTTCTTCATCTTGACCTTGAAGTTTTAGGTCTTCATAGTAATTAAAAGTATCAGCTCGTTCTTGATTGAGAAGTTCTTGTAAGAATGTAAGTTCTTCTTTTGTGAATTTGGGTTCAGGGAAATGATCTCGATCCATTATCATTGTGACATCTGTATTATCTAGTACGCATAAAAAAAGGGACCCGAAGGTCCCTTTCTTAATATTCAGTTTTTCTAACTAACTCAACCAACAGTAGGAGCGGTGAGTGCAACAGGTGTTGACTCAGCGGCTGCAAGGTCAAGGGGGAAGTTGTGTGCGTTACGCTCATGCATAACTTCCATTCCAAGACCAGCTCTGTTCAGTACGTCTGCCCAGGTGTTCAACACACGACCCTGACCGTCAATGACGGACTGGTTGAAGTTAAATCCGTTCAGATTAAAGGCCATTGTGCTAACGCCCAGAGCAGTAAACCAAATACCGACAACTGGCCAAGCAGCCAGGAAGAAGTGAAGGGATCTACTGTTATTAAAAGAAGCGTATTGGAAAATAAGCCTACCGAAGTAACCGTGAGCAGCCACAATATTGTACGTCTCTTCTTCTTGTCCGAACTTGTATCCATAATTTTGTGACTCAGTTTCAGTTGTCTCACGGACGAGTGAAGATGTAACCAAAGAACCATGCATCGCTGAGAACAATGAACCACCGAAGACACCAGCGACTCCCAACATGTGGAAGGGGTGCATAAGGATATTGTGTTCTGCCTGGAATACAAGCATGTAGTTAAAAGTACCAGAAATACCAAGAGGCATAGCATCGGAGAAAGAACCTTGACCGAAAGGATAGACGAGGAAGACTGCGGATGCAGCTGCAACAGGTGCAGAGTATGCAACACAGATCCAGGGGCGCATACCCAGTCTGTAAGAAAGTTCCCACTCACGTCCCATATAAGCATAGATGCCGATAAGGAAGTGGAATACTACGAGTTGGAAAGGACCACCATTGTAAAGCCATTCATCAAGAGATGCTGCTTCCCAAATGGGGTAGAAGTGTAGACCGATTGCGTTTGAAGAAGGAACAACTGCACCAGAGATGATGTTGTTACCGTACATGAGTGAACCAGCTACGGGTTCACGGATACCGTCGATGTCCACAGGGGGAGCACCTACGAAGGCGATGATGAAACATACTGTTGCTGCCAACAGGGTAGGGATCATCAGAACGCCGAACCAACCAACATACAAACGATTGTTAGTTGATGTCACCCACTCACAGAAATTCTGCCATGGGGATGTTTGTTGCCTTGAAAGAGTTGTAGCCATTGTTTTGTACGAAAAAGTAAGACCATCAGGGAATGGTGGAGTTACTATTTCCCCAGCACCCTCAGCCGGGGATATGAAAGACGTTTTTATACACCCTATAGGTCTTGGTTAAAGGGGTGTTACAAATGATTAAGGAATGTGTTGATTCCGTAATCTCTCGACTTATTTATAATAACCCATCTGACCTTATCCGTCAACCCCTTTTCTGAAGCCACTTGACGAACTGGTTGTTTCCCAATAGAATAGGCTTGTCCCGTTTGATAGATAAGTTATATCTAATACGTAAACTCACCAATATAATCTAATACCTTGTTGAGATATTCATCAGCAAGGTATTTTTGTTCTGATAAAGCTTTCTTATCTTTAAGTTCGTCTTTGAGTTTATAAACCCTTGAGAGCATTTCATATCGAGTCAAGTTACCACGTGGCATAATTAATTATTCGGTTTAACTTGTCTATCTATAAATGATCTTCTCTTCTCCCAAGTATCTTTCTCTCCATAGATATGACCTTTGATGTGAGAAGGATTAATACAATTAGGGTCTTCTGCAATTCCGCATACAAGGTTAGATAAAGTTTCTGGGTCTCCTTTCTTACCTGTCGCCCAGTAGTGTACACCTTCTATCCAAGTGGCTTGACAACGAGGACATTTTTTTGTATCCATTTTATGTTTGTAGTGATACGTAATAGATATTTAATATAGAGAAGATGTTTCAACAAAAAATAAATTTCTAAATACTGATATACTTAAAAAAAAAGATAAATGAAAAAATGTTTCTTTATCTTTGGTATGCTTTTGATGGCGGCACCAGCTAATGCCGATCTTACTCATAAAATTTCTTCTTCAGTACAGCTCCAAGTTGATAGTGCGGCTTCACAGTCTCAAAGAATCGGCTCTCAATATTCTGTATCCGGGACTAACATTACTTTGGATACTGCTGGTGGCTTGGGCAGTCTCACACCAGGTTCTGGAGTGGGATATACACCAGGTGACTATAGCATCACAACTGCAGGATCACCATTCACCTTCACCGAAACATTCCTTGAAGGTGATGCAACTCCAGCGGCAACTACAGTTACGGCAGGTGTTACTCCAACTCTTCCCATGCTTGGGAACACCACAACCACAGCTGGGGGTGTTGCTGGCTCTTTGGCTGGTACTATTACTTCGTCAGGAGTAATAGGATTAACTGCAGGTGGTGCTGGAACAAGTGCTACAGGACAATTTGTTTCTGAAATCTCCATCTTCGACTGATTTATACATACTTAGCAGTGAAGCCCCTATGGATATTTCTATGTCCTCCGGCAACAGCAAGGAGATGAGTTGGGTTTAATCCTAACTCCCGAGCAATATCACTAATAATACCAGTATATTTCTCACCAGTTTTAGTATTAATCACCTCTCCTTGCTTCGCTCTGGGTCTATTATCCCAACTACATTGACCCGAGTTCTTTACACTAACACCTTTCTTGGCAGCAGAGATTTTCTTTTTAGTATCTTCTTTACAAGGTTGCCCTTTGTTCCATCCAGCAATATAACTTTCATCGCCTCGTAACATTTTCCAGGCTTTGAAATCACTGGCAAGACCCAACCTCTGCCACTCACAAAAATGGAACATACAATGTTTAGTATATGAAACCTCCACAAGGTTTTCTTTATCATCACTGCCACCACTATGTTTAGGAACAATATGATGTTTATACTTTTTAACTTCATCAAAACAAGACATTTGTGGAGGTTCCCTTTTTTACTTTCACTATTATTTATACATAGTAATGAAGTAAAAGCGGTTCCGATCGTCCCCAATTTCACTCAGGGAAGTATGACGAGCAGAACGGAGACAACTCAGAAGATAACTGAGACCATCAACTCAATGGATTACAATACAGGATATCAATATACTGCTACTGGGTCAGGTATTACTGCATCAGGTAATTTATCTCCAGGAACAACATCAAATACAGTAACAATTGAAGGGGTGACCTCATCATGGACGGGAGTAGGATCAAGACCATCGTTCGCGCTAACAACTCCAGGTGGAGCGTTTCAATTCACAGAAACCTATCGTGGTCCTGGTTTAAGCAATCAGACAATCATTCAAAGAACGACAGAAATAGAAAGCGTAACCGACACAACTTCTATCTTCACTCAATAATTAGTTTAGTATCTGCTAGTATGTTATCTCCAACGGTAGCACTAGCAGAGAGTGTTGGTGGTGTTTCTGCAACTGCCTCTCCTGTCGCAAACTCATCTGGTAGTGTTACTAACCAAGCCATTCAAGTCTTACAAGGTCCATACATTACAAATACCTATGGTGGAGGTATTCAATGTCAAGGACCTACTCTTAATATCACACCGTTTATAACTGGTTCTGCATCTGCAGCCAAACCTTATGAACCATACTTTGATGACCCAGTATATGATATGAGAGATTTGGACGAGGATGGGTCTCTAGATAACCCTGGAAGTATCTTGTATACAATTCCTACTAGAACTGGTCAGAAAGATAATTACAACCTCTCTCTGGGGTTCTCAGCAACCATATCACAACCTTTAGATAGAAAGTTACAAGAACAATGTAAAGAAGCTGCAGCAGCAAACATTGCATTAATGCGACAAGCATCTGCAAACAAACGTTTAGACTTTGAAATAGCTCGTCTTAAAAACTGTGGTGAGTTGATGAAGGCAGGAATCTATTTCCACCCTCAAAGTCAATACGCAAAGATATGTGCTGATGTAGTTGTAACCAATCCGGGTGGTGTCATACCACAACATAGACATAGTATTCCTGTAGCTCCAGTATCAACTAATGCAGAAGACCTTGGTGGACCAATAGGTGGTTAACTTACTTTGGGCGAGTTTGAATTTCCCAAATCCAACCAGTACAAATATATTTTAATCCTTCTGTAGGTGGGTGACCTCTATGTGAATATGTCCATGTTGCTGGGAATAGAATTAGCTTACCAGCCTCTGGCGTTACATGTGTCCCATCATAAAATTCAGTAGTTCCTGATCCGTCTACAGTAGTGTTTAGATACCAGAGGAATGTAATTATTCTAGCACTGACTTCATTGTTTCGATTTAGTGATGATAGCGAGTCATGGTGCCACACATATCCTGTTTGTTCTGGTGTTGTTCTTTGTATTTGATAACCAGTATCATATGACTGAACATTAGCATTCCAAATTCGGTCATTATAATATTTTTGAATATAAGGTGTCGTATATTTTGAAAGAGAATCGTAAAATATTTTATCTTCTTCCTCCCAATTTGTATCTCCGTAGAAACATAAATCGGTAGAGTCTTTTATCTCTTTATTAACACCTTCTCCAGTTTCTCCTGGAAAACAATTAGAATCGTTTTCAAATTTTTCTATTACATGTTTACAAAAATCTTCATCTAATGTATTGTGATGCTCTTCAAAAAAATCCATAATGTTATTTTGGTTTTACGACAGATCTTAATTTTCGTATGGCTTCGGTTCTTTCTCTTTGAAGTTCTCTACGTTCTTGTAGTGATAGAACTTTAGTTTCTTTTCCTCTCATCTTTGCAATTTTTTTGATTACTTTTTTGATAGTAGGTTTAACTATCTTTAGTAATATGTCTACAATAGGTTTTGCAATAAGTGCTGACGTTGTTGCGATAACCGCAATACCACCAACAGATGCAACTTGACCACCACTAGGGAGACCAACAATAATTTGTTGGGCTATACCTACCGACTCTGTAATTTGAACACACTCACTACCTATTAATTTATACTCAATAATTTTGTCTCTATAACCATTGATGTATGTTCCTACAGGTTCTTTTGTGTCCTGTATTGGTGTAGGACATTCTATGGTAGCAGCAGTAGTAACAGGTGGTGGGTTAATTTCTGGTGTCGGTGGTATGTTCGGTTTAGGTCCTTCTGATTTTGGAATTTGTGGAACCGGGGTTGGTATCATCCTGTTCGGTTCAAACTGAATAGGATTAAAACTAGGGAACCCAGAATCACAAAACGTAAGTACTCCTCTCGGGTCATCTTGTATAAGGTTATCGTTTGAATTATTGGACTCATGTGCTTCCACACACCCAGGTATATCAATAATAGGAGTACCTATTAATGTAGTTACGGGTGGTGTTTGTGGAAGTGATACCGTTGGAGATATCAAATAACCAGGGAGTTCAGGTATATCTAGACTCCTTACGTTTATCTCACGAATTTCCATCAGTCATCTTTAAAAATACTAAAGACAGAAGAGAAAACAGTATGAAAAATTACATATAGAAAAAATTTATTATCACTATCGTTTCTTCCAAACTTGGAATTCCTTCTTCTTCTTGCTGTTGTGGTCATAATCACCTCGATATCAGGTAGATTTATTTAATCAATCTCACCAAATTCTCAGAAAGGAAGTACAGGACCCGTAACATTTGGAACAGATGAACCACCAGAGGGTGACGGAATGACACCACCAGTTACATCAGGTAGTTCTGGCATTGCACTATCCAACATACCAGGAAGTGCACCAGTGATTGCTTCAGTTGCAGCTGCAGTAACTTGACTCTTTACGTTCTCAATGATTGCGTCCTTATTGACATAAACATAAGTACCACCACCTACGATTCCAGCAGTTCCCGCAAACGATACTAGTGCCAGAACGTTAATTAGTTTTTGCATCTTAACCTTTACCTTTTTTTATAGGCCATGTTATATGTAGACCATAACAAAGTAAGGTTATAAA